TGAATAAAATCAATCCAGCCATCCCACATATCTTGTACTTCGTGTGTTTGACTATTAATTTGCTCAATTAATCCAGGGTCTTGTAAGCCAACTAAACTAAAATCATATGACGGATTTTGCTTGTCTATATAAAGTCTAACATTAGTACCTACAGTTGTTTGCGCTTCTATTTCTTTTGGAAGTCTAACAATCCAACGAGTGTCAAAGAAATTTGTAGCACTAGTATTATATTCTATACCAGTATGTGACAATACAGAAATATATGCAAGATACTTGTCTGTATTTGTAGGATAAACAGTATCTAAACTATTAATATAATAGTTAGGCTCTCTAGGATCTTCACTAGTAATTAAATCTTGATATACTAGACCATATGCTGGTGTTCCAAAATCAGTTAATGCACTAAATTCGTTTGCATTAATATACTCTGCTGTTTGTACTTTCCAAAAACCACCTAAGTGTGATAAAGGTTTAAAACTAGGTTGTGTATATTGTCCAATTACGTCTTCTCTACCGTTTCTAAGTTCGTCAGTTTCTATTAATACACCATTAGTATCTTTAATGTAAAGTAGAAGTTTATCTTGTTCGATGAATACTGACGCAACTGTTCCAGCGCCTTCGTTAGTTATAACAGTATCACCTACAGACGGTGGATTATTAAATGCTGTTAGATATAACACATAATCAATTTTTTCTAAAATTTCATGTTTGCCGTTGTTTGAAAATCCATTGTCAATAAAGTCTGAATTAGGAATTACATTAACGCCATCGTTTAAATCATTTAACCCATTTGGCCAAACTTCAATAGCTTCGCCTTCTGCTATTTGTCTATTTAAGTTAGTGTACTTGTTCCATTTTAAAACAATATTATCTGTAACTTTAGAAGCACGATATTGATCAAACGGTGCTCTAATTAATATATGGTCAACTGTTTTATTTGCAAAATACGGCTGTCCTTGCAATAGTAGCGTAATGTCATTAATGTATGATAATCCTGCATTAGTTGCTGCTATTTCAGTAAATGCATAACTGTCAAATGTGCTATACTCTAGTGTTACTTCAGCAGCAGGTACATTTCTTACTGCTCTCCAAAAGTTTTCTTGATAAGAAACCATGTCAAGTTGAGAATAGTTAGTATTAGCGTTCCATTCACCTTGGAAAGTTTCGCTTATGTTACTTGCGCTTGGTGATCCTACTACTAATAGTTTACCGTCTGGTGATAAAGCAATACTTTCGCCAAATGCTTGACGATCATTCATTGGTGCTACATCAGTATCAGGCTTTAATATATCTAATAGTTTAAATTCACTTTTATAAGTTGGACGTTGCCAAACTTCAACTACACCATTATTAGATTTTGAATTTGCTATTGCAACATTTAAGTTTTCGTTAGATGCAGCAATATCGTTACCATAAGAATTATCTATTGACGATTCAGTATCTTGAGTGTAGTATTCGTTAAAGTCTAAGAAACTTTCTTTCTTTTGTAAAACAGACCACTGATTGTCAGTACCGTCAATCCATAATTTTTGATTGTGTGATAAATCTTTTTCAATGATTGAATTTGCAGTTTGTATATTACTAGAACGAACACTTCTTAAACGGGTTAAGTAACCATTGCCTTCTCCAGTTTCAATATCTTGTACAGTTTGTGTTATACCTGTACGTACATCGAGCTGGTTGTTACGTACTGCTTTAATTTCATAAAATCCGTCATTACCTCTGCCCAAGTTTCTAACACCAATAATGTCTCCTGGTAAGAAATGTGCAGCTTTTTTAATTGTTATAGTTGCTAATGGTGTTGCATTTATAAATTCACCATCTGCTTCTTCAGCAAAGCCTTGTATACCAATTACTTTATCACCTGAAACTACATGTTGTAATATATCCCAATCTTCGTTTTTGCCAGTTACCCAAATATATTCATCAGAACTAATTCTATTAACATCTGCTGTGAGCATATCTTTAACATCTGCTACAGTATATGTAATATCATCTTCGTTAACATATCCAGAATCTATAATTTCCTTATAATAGTCTTTTACTGTTGGAAACGGTTTGTGATTATAGTCTAATGGTTTTGAATTTACCTGATACGGTAAAATTTTAATTGATAAATCTACATCATTAATCGCTTTTGAATTTACTAGCTCTACAGTTTGTGGTTGAACTCTAAATTCATTTTCATCAATAATGTATTCAACTTCTTCGTAACTATCAACAGCACCATATTGCCCTACTCTAAGAGCCCATTCTTCGTAAAATTCTAAACTATCAGTATCGTCACTACCTAGTGCATCAAACAGTTTTGTTAATGCATTTGGTGTTCCTTTGTCTTGTATAAATCCTTGATAAAATTTGTACTGACTAACATCATCATTAATGATGTTTGAAAGGTATTGTCTTTTTTGGTAACCAATTAAATGTTGTGCATGTTTTTGTTGTTCAACATCAAAGTTGTCGCTATCTAAATCATAAAAATCAGCAAACTGTATTGATCTATAATCAAAGTTAGGAAGTAGTCTTGGCGTTGGTCTTTTATCTAGTCTTTCCCAATCTTGTGGTACAAAGTTTTCAACACCTTTTAGATCTATTTTTGCAACATAATAAAATTCTTTATATTTGACCAAAGCACCTACATCATAATCTTGCCATTGTTCCCACTCAGTTACTATTGCTTCGTCGTAAATAAATCCTGGAATATTTAATCCGCCAGTCCATTCGTCACTTCTATATCCAATAACTTTTATTCGCTCTTGTCTATACCCTGCTGGACGATCAAAAATTACATCATTAAACACAGTTTCGTTGTCTAACAAAATAACATGTTCTATTTGCACTAATGGCAAACGAACTCCGTAAATTCCGTCCTCTGAGTTTTTAACTTCAAGACCAAATTGGTTTTCAGAATCTCTAGCAATAGAAGTAAAGTTGCGTTCTAATAGTTTTCCATCAGCTTTTACTAAACTATAATTATAAAACTTATCAAAAATATCATCAACAACTGCATATTCTTTATAGAACTTAAATTGTTGTGCGCCAGGTGATAAAGTAAGTACACTACCAGCTGACCAGTTTTGTGTAGTCCAGAACATAAGCTCTTTTACACTATATGTCCAATCTTCAATTACACCAGTTTCTTTATTAAAGTAATCAAATACAAACCCTTGGTCCATTAAATATCTTTCATACCCTAATATAAAGTCTACAAGTTCTTGTACAGTTCTTAAGGTTGTGCCATAAGGGTAGTTTTTTACTACGTTAGTAAAATTACGTCTTAATATTGCATCTCTGCCGCCCACTGTTGGCAATGATGATAATTTAGCAAATTTATCTTGGTCAAAGGTTGAGCCACTAACATGACTGCTTATACATCTATAATAAAATCCGTCATAACGTACATTAGCTGATTTTACATATTGCTTACTTTCGTTCCAAATAACAAATTCTTCGCTGATGCCGCCAATATTAATAACAGGGTCAGTTGACTTAGCACTTGCTTCATAAAAATCAAATGACGCTTTCTGCTTGTCGTAACCTGCTATTGACCAGCCGTTGGGTCTTTTTTCAACAATTATACCACTAAGTACAGCAGTATCAATTGGAGCACTTTTATTTAAAATTATCTGATAGTTTTCTTCTGGTACAAAAACATTGCCTTCATTTAAAGGAGTTCTTGAATCTAATATAAGTTTAAACTTTTCTTTTTCTGTGAAGCCGCCTACTTTAATAGCAAGTTTATTGTCAATCGACGCTATACTCTGTGTATATTTTTTCCATGTAACATCAATATTTGTTGCTAAGAAGTTGTAAATGTAATTTACTAATCCACTACTTAACACACGGGTGTTATCATTATATGTGTTTGGAAATACTAAGTCAGTAGTTCTAATTGGAGTATTACTTTCGGTGTATACCAAATGTCCTACTAAGTTACGCTTAATTCTTGATATGTCATAACCAAGGCCCATTAGTTTTGCAGGCTGATTTAACATCCATGATGTAATTAATGCAAACGGATATTCTGAACTTTGTCTCCATGCTGTTTCTATTGGGCTGTGATCGCCGAATGTAAACTGGCTTCTAGTTTTTATTTGTACATAATTTTTAGCATAGTCGCTAGTTAATGGATCAACTAAGTTTCCTTCAGCGTCAACAGGTAAGTGATTTAACAACCCAGGACGTACATACTTTGAGTTAACAATAGTTTGTGCATTAGGATCTCTAATTATTCCTTGCTGTAAATCTTCCCACATTACAAAGTTTGAATTAGTATATGGTGCTGGACCATACACTTCGCTCCACCACTGTGGTTCAATTGTAAGTCCTAACATTTCCCACGGATGTGTATGTGGGCGGTCAGTATCAAATGCTTCTTTATAAACTCCTCTCCAAAAACCCGGTAATGACTGGTCTTGTGGTGAACTCATTGCTGAGAAGTTAAATGTAAATTTATTTGTTTGTGACCAAAAATCTATATTGGAATAATCAAGGCCGCCTGCAATGTCATTCCATTCTACAAAATCAGCTGACATTGCACTATTAATTTGTTGTCTTGTAAATCCTGTATCTCTATTAGTACCACTAACAAATTCGTTAATATCTAAAATATCTGTATTATACTTTTGTTTAATATTATTAAATATTCTTTTTTCAAAATCTAATATTAAGTCATCTCTATAATCGCCATATGCAACTACAATGCTGCCGTCGTGTCCTTGAATAACTTCTCTATTAATTGCTGTTGTAGTATCTGTATATTTTTTAGGATGGTATGCAGGATATAATCCTAACTTAGTTGGCGTAGCAGGAATAAAACATCCGTCAGTAGTTTCGTACTCGTAAAGATCAATTTCGTCACCGTTGTTCAATTCAACTTTAATATTAACAAAACCTTCATCAGTAAACACATATTCTTTTTCATGTGTTAATTGTATTCCGTTAACGTACACTAGTACTGCCTTTGCACTCAATGCATCTAAATTAAAATATTCTGATAATGCAAAAAACTTACTAGAGCTAGGTAATACTTTATATGATATTCTATTGTCTGCTTTATATGCAAGCATGTCAGAGAAGTAAAACGGCATACCTTCTGATTTTTCAGAATTTATTTTTTGTAGTACTTTGTCTACATGTACTTTAACAGGACCGTCAAAACCCAAAGTTGATGCAGTTTGTATAAACTGTCTTTTAAATTTAGCATATTCATTTTTAGAATATCTAAGAGCTTTAACAATATTTGCATCTTTATCAACGATATGGAATAATGGTAAGTTAATTGGACCACTGTGCTTTAAAAATCTTCTGCCATATTGATCAATATCTCCGTAGTCTCTTAACGGATGCTGTTCTAAGTCAATTAAATTTTCTTGTATTGTGTTAACGTGATCAAGAACTTCACCTAACGTAAATTCTTTTGGATTTTCGTTTAACGGATTTCGTTCAAAGTTACTTGCCATTTCATAGTAGGCATTACCATTTATAATTGCTTCGCTGCTATAGAGTTTAATAACAATATTATCGTCTACATTTAATGTTTTTTCAAATGTTAACTCTCTGTCTTTGTTAATGCTATAGTCTGTAGTAATATCATTATTAACAAATACTGCAATGCTTTCATGTATATTTTTAAAAACACTTACATTAAATGATTCATTATCTACGCCTTCGGCAATATATTGTAATATTGCTGCTTGCTCACTATTTTTATTAGCTTTAGTCCAACCATTTTGGTATGTAAACTCTGTAGGTGAATTAAACTTCTTTAAGAATCCAGCTTCTAAATTATATGTTAAAATTTCATTATCTAAATTATACTGAACAGTTTCTGTAATTAACGGAAACTCAAAAAGTATATCACCTAAATTTTCTATATTTTTGTAAGATAACCCAAAGCCTAACTCTTTGTCATTTGCTTCTACTTCGCTAACTTTATAAGAGAATATTTTAGTTCCTCTAAATGTAGAATCTGGATATTGAATAACATCTGAAAAACTTGATCCGTCATGGTCAAACAAATCAAATAATGGTTGTTGATTTGTCTGCGTTTTGTCCTGTGCTAAGTGCCAGTTAGTGCCGTTAAAATAATATATCAACCCAGAATTACTACCGTTTTTAATTAAAACAGTTTCGTCTAACATTGGATTAGTATCTTTTGCTTCAACTAAACTAATAATATTATTATTGTCAAACTTAATAAAGTTAACTTCATATATTTTATTATTTGCTCGAACATCAGTATCTGTTGTAACTAGAATACGCATTCCGTTTGATAACGGTACACCATCAATGCTATAACCTGTGGCGCCTTCAATAGTGCTGAATATATCTGTTGTTACAGTGTCAATTAAATCAACATCATGTTTTGAATTAATTCCGTAGCCGAATAACTTTAGTCCTGCTTCAAATTCAATAATAGGTCTAGAAGCTCGCTCGCTCAGGTCAACTACAGGTTGCTGATTATTGTAAAACGCACTTTTCTCAATTACGTCTTTGTGAAACCATCTATTATATCTAGTCCAAGCATTTCTATCTAAACTTGCTCTATTAATAATAATATAATCTTTAGTTCCGGCGTATGCACTTGCATTACCAAAAGGTCTTCTATCAAAAGGTTCAGAATCAAAAGGTACAAATACATCGCCTGTGTATGCTGCTGGTATAACTAAGTTTCTTTCATCAATAAGTTTAATTGAATCTCCAACACCTTCAACATAATATTCGCTGTTTGCATATTCACTTGGTGTTACATTTCCAAGGAAACTAACTTTGAGTCCATTAGTAAGCTCTACGCCATTAGCACTTTTATAATAACGCTTTTCAAGTATATCGTTAATATCAATACTTGTATTTTCAACAATATCAAATACTTTGATATAACCACTTGTGTTAATATTAGTGCTACTAACATAATATAAATTTTCTGGCGAATTAAACGGAACTGTAAATTCTATAGTTCCTTCTTCGACGTTTATAGGTAAAATTTCATTGTTATTAACATCGTATGCTTTTATTCCATCAACATATCGATTACTAACATTAGTTGCATTATTATATGTACTTGTTACTTCAACTCTTACATTTGGTGCACCACCGTCGCCTAGGTCTGCATCAAAGAATGTAATTACTTCTCCTGAAGTAAAGTTTTCGCCACCTTCAATAACGCTTACACTACTAACAACTCCGTCTGCAGAAATAATAACTTCAAACTTTGCAAATTTACCGTTTTCAGTTGAAACATAATCAGTAATTTCGTATGTACCAGGAACTCTTAAACTATTCTTTGATGTTCTAATATTAGTAGATTTAATTTCACCATTCGAAGGTGTTACTACTACATAATTACCGTCTGAATCTTGAGATAATTTAAAGTCAGCATCGTTAAATTTTCTATTTGTTGTAAAAGATATTGGATGGCCTTTGCAACGAATTTTAAATCTATATGTCTGTCCTTTATAAAGTGTTAATGTTGGGTTAGCATCAAACGCAGGAGGATCAAATTTGTATACTGTATTATCATCTTGTACTTCAGTAGTAACAGTATATTCACTTTGTTCAGTGTCATTTCTTCCAAATACATTTACAGTCTGCGGACCGTTTGGCATCCAGTAGTAATCTCTAAAGTTTACAAACTTATCCCAATCAATATTTGGATTCCAAGCATAAAACTCTTGTCCTGACAGCAAACTTTGATTTGAAATGTCACCGTTTAAATTTTTAATTTGATTAACATAATCGGAATAGTCACCGTAAAAGTTAACGTTATTTAAATTGTCGGTAATAACTGTAGATGATTCAAATTGTCTGTTTTGTCGCTGGGTGCTTACATCTTCAATATAAGTATCGCTGGCCCTATAAGCCTTTGCAGTTGTTCTTCCAACATACCCCGAAACCTTTTCTGCTGTTCCTGGTTGAAATAATTGATCAATTGTACTTGATAATATTTTTTCGTTAGTGTCAGTTCTAAAATACTTAGGTAAAAGGTCTACGCTTTTTCTTTTTGAATTGTCACCTGTTGGTAGAGCTGCGTCTTCTTTATTTGCCATTACTAAATAATTCCTTAACTACTCTGCAAACCAATGTTTTGCGTGTTTGTTGCTGTAACTACAGTGCCGGTTGACGACAAACGACTTGCTGTAACTTCAGTTATAATATCAATCTCTGCAACTGATGCAGAATTAATGAAAATTTCATCTGATTCTGAACGTATCTCAAACAAGCTACCAAATGATTGTGTTACTTGTTTTGGAACAATAACAAAAGTTACTAGGTCCGGTGACAGTCTGTTCATTACATATGTTGCTAGTTCTTGGAAATAAAACGTATCTCCAAAGTCCCAATTTTCTAGCGAAAAGTATTGATTTATTGCTTCAATAGTACGAGTTTTAAGATCACTGTCATTAATAACTTGATCAGGATTTTTAACTATTTTAAATACTGCTTGTAAATCACTTGTTGCTTCTGAGCCAAATAATGGCTTGTATTTTACAGGATGATAAATTACTTCATCACTGATAGATTTTATTTTATTAAGTGACGATCCGTAACTTCTAAATAACTCATCAGGTGACGGCGGAAGCGGTGCTGTTGGAAGCTGGCCGTCTAAGTACAATCTATAACTTCTATCATAATTTTTAGTTAACATAAACACATCAATTAAGTTACTAGCACTAGGATCAATCCTAGCATTATAGTCTGCAACATGTACATAATGGAATTTTAAATTTGCACGACCATTAAATGCTCTATATCCTGCAACAGGTTCTTTTTTTGGAATACTAGCATTAACTACTCTAAAAAAGTCGCCTTCTTTAAAATACAATATTGTTCCGTCAGTATAAGAACTTATTGGCTGTTCTAAGTTATTGCTGTCTATTACTTCAATGTTGTTTGCAGCATAATCGATATATCTATAATCTTCTGTTCCTGCTTCTGTTCTGTATTTTTCTAAAATTACAGTTTGGTCAGTGCTAACTAATTCTGTAAATATCTGTGGATCGTCAATTACTCCATCTTCGTCTGCATCTTTAAATGTAACTTCAATTTTAGTACTGTCAACGTATCCTTCAGCATCTCTATATTCTTGCATTACTTCCCATGAATAATCTTGGGTGTATGCTTGTGTTGAATTGGGCTGTGTGTTAATGCTTAAAACTGATATTTTATCTTTAAGTACTTGTCCAGTTTTTGAATCATAAATTTTATCGCTGCTGTCATAATAGAATCTAATTTCTTCATCGCTTTCAAAAACGTAGCGCAATCCTCTATAAGTTATAGTATATGTTTCACCGTTAGTTTCAAACAAAATTAACCAACTAGAATCAATATTTGAATTTGTCTTATCACCAGCAAATGAGTTACTAAAGTTATTAATTTTATTTAAATTAGTTGCCTTAATAACACGCCATGTTTGTGTGTTAATATCATATCGTAAACCAAAATCATTATACGCAAAAATTTGATCAATCATTTCAATCTTAACGTCATCTAATAAACTATTAGCAAGACGTGGTTTAATTTCTACTAAGTTAGATCCTTCTGGAATTTTATCAGCAAGTGCAATTGGTCCTGTTGTAGTTGACAAATTAGTTGTTAAACCGTTTCCTGCAACTGCAAGAACCTTTGTCCATATGTATTGTTTAACTCCATAATTGCTAGAGTTGTTTACATCAATTAATTCATTGTTAGAAGTAAATGCATAGCCTGCTGGCGGTTGGAATTTTACAGAAGTGCCTGCTTCAACATATCGCAATGTATTAGATGTAAACGTGCCTACATTAAATCCTTGCTGATCAGAATCTTCAAAAAATCCTGTATATGTATTAGTATGATTGCTAACTGACTTCCATTTAACCCCTAAATCTAAAGTTAAAATCTTAGAAAACTTATCTAAGTAAAAATGCTTTATACGTCTATTATCTAAAATAGGCTCTAGGTTATTAATTATAACGCCTTCGATATCAGTTTGTGTTTGGAATGTAAAACTTGTTTTGTCTGTTGTATATTCTTTATATATTATGCCATCATTGCCGTATAAATTAGTACTAGAATACTTTCCTGTTGAGTCAATCAAATCAAAGTATCTTGATATACCGCTTGATATTCTGTTTACACTCTTAACTTTAATAATGTCTTGACTAACTCCTAATGGAGCAACATTATAATCTTCTCCAGTAATCATTCTATTCTGTGTATAGTATGTTGCAGGAGCATTTTGCTTAATGCTTAGATTTGATTCACTTGCTGCACTATTAGATACAGAATATTGTAAAGACATTGTTAATGTAAGTTCTTGTACTTTACCTGTTTTACTCAAATACGGTATGTTTATAGAGATATTTGTTAATGCAGCTGGAGAAATAACCATTCCTCTATTTTCACTTACTCTATAATAAGTACGGAATGTACCTTTTGGTAAACTTCCAAAAACACCATCTGAAAATATAAGATTAATTCTATCATCAATTCTTGTTAAAACACTGTAAATGTCTCTGATCTTCTTATTAAGACTGTTGTATATAACGTTGTTGCCTTCAACTGCGTCTACCTTTGTCCAAGAATCCACTTCATTATTATTAGAATCTAATTTGTAAAGCCAAACATCTGAGTCGTTAATGTTAGTAGCATCAATTGCTACAGTTTGATTAGGAACAGGTTGTGTAATTGAGAACTGACCGTTTTCTAAACGCCCTTGTCTAAAGTGTGCAAAGAAACCGGAGTTAGAACTGCCAGCACCTTGTGCATCATCTCTATATAAAAACGCAAAGTTGTTTCCAGGAATTGGTGGTTCTTCTTGTATGTTGCCATCGTCTATATCTGTTGACACAATTTCAAAACCAGTACTTTTACCTTCAACTGGCTTTTCAAAACTAAACACAGGAACATCTGTGTTAACACCGTTAACTCTATATTGTTCTGTTGCTACTCCGCCTACCATTTCTTTTTTGTTTGGTCGACCAAACACACCGTTAACTGGAAGTGCTGTGTTTAATACCTTAACAAACTGTTCATACCAATTAGTATTAGTGCTGTCGTTCCATAATATAGTTTGACCTTGCAAGTTTCTACCATTTGAATCAATAACGTCTTCAGTTGTACTAACACTAGTGATTTTTAGTAAGCCGTTTGCTGCTTGATTTCTACGAGGATTATAATTAAGTAAACGTGCTAAACGGAGAACACTTTCTCTACGCTCTGCAAGTTCTAAAAAGTTTTCTCTAGCATTTAGGTCAATACGGAAAGCAAGGTTTTGACCTAAGAAAGCAATCAAGTCAATTAGTGCTAGATATTCGCTTGATTCTATATAGTCGTTAAAATCCTCAGGATAATTAGTCCTAAGGTAGTTGATCATTGTTCGACGTAAATTGTCAAAGTCGTATGATTGAAAATCTGCGTTGCGGAAGGTTTGGTATACACGCTTCCAATCTTCTGCAACTAGTAATCTATTCTGTCTATCTGTCGCTGACATGTGCTTTCCTCGTTATAATGTATTTATTCAATTTAAAATATGCGTATATAACTTAGGAAAGTAATCCGTTGTCTTGATCAAACTGTAACCGCATAGTTTCAGCTATACTGTAATTTAAGTAAACTAACACACATTCTATTTGTAAACCGCTTTCGTATTCTTCTACTATTACTTGATCAGCTTGTACTCTTGGATCGTAATTAATAATATCTTCTACATTTTCAACAATAGCAGCTTTAAGATTCTCAGTTAACGGATCAAATAAAACGTCCCAAATAATTGTTCCAAATTCAGGTTGTTCTAATTTTTCACCTTGCCGTATGTGAAAATGATTTATTATGTCTTGTTTGATAACTGCAAGATCATATAATTTGTTACCAATATTTTCGTTGCTAACTGAACTAATCGATCTGTACGTAGCAGACGATGATGGTTTTTGCTGACTTTGTGGTACATCAACAATTACCCGTTTATATAAGTTTTTTTCTAAAGTGCTCATAACGTATTTATGTTAAACAATTTGTCCAGTTTGTTTAGCATTCCTTAATGCTGCTACTAATTCTTCAGTAGATATTAATGACTTATTCAGCCCATCGCCTGAGTAATAACTTTCTCCAGGATTTACAATTCGCTGTGATCCTTGTGTTTTATTAATTACAGGCATACTTGCCCATTCTTGAGCAATACTTTTTGCCATTGCTGCTTCTGACTTTGTACCTTTAATAAAATCGTTAATTTTTCTTCTACTTAATAATTCCTTGGCTGCTCTATCTTGGGCATCTTGATTAAATAATTCATCTTCGGATATTGCTACTCCAATAAGGCTTTTAAGTGTCTTTCTAATAAACTGATATCTTCCAACAGCAGAGCTTGCTGAGCCAGCTGCAACACTGTCATCTTGCCACTGTTGAACTTCTGCTACTGTCATCTGTATAAGCGGCTTAGGTGTTGATATTTTAGATCCACTGTAAATAGTATTATACCCAGAACTTTCTGCATTTCCGATAACATCTAGTAAGTTTCCAAACGCTCCAACAGCAGAATAGTTTGCTGGAGGGAAGTTGTTTGGACTAGATGTTACTTGTGATGTTCCGCTTCTAGCTGTAGTTGTTGCAGTACCTGTCGCAGATCCGCCTGTTCCGCTAAAGTTAGCTGTGTTTAGACTTTTTCTAAAAGTATCAACTGCATTTATAAGGGAACCTGATTGTGTTGAATTGGTATTTAATACATCAGTTTGGATTGGCTTAAATGCCATTGGATTTAAGTTTTCATGATGTGGCCAAGGTTCGTGGCTTGGCATACGTTTTACTATTGACGAAACATCAGATGCTACAGTTGTTCCAGGAGTTACTTTTGGAACAGCATGTGTGTTTAACGGTACAACTGGTGTTGCATCCTCTGCGTCTGTTGATGCTGTAGCAGGAGTAACGTCTCCGCTATTCATATTAATGTTTACACCTTGCTGTTCTATATTCGCCGAGGCTTTAATATTAACGGCGCCTTCTGATGCAGAAAGATACGTATTTTTACCACTAGCATGTAGATTGGCATCTGTGTTTACATGTAAATCATCCACTGCTTTAATATGTCCTTGTACATCTGCTAATATGTATAAATTTGCATTTGTATGATGATGAATATCGCCTTCAACTAAAGTTTTTTGGTATCCAGTAACTTTAGTTTCTTGATATCCTGCAACTTCAGTTTTCATATTTTGTTCAACAAGTATATTAGTATCGTATTTGCTTTCTATTTGTACATTGCCGCTTGTTCCGCCTTCGGCAGATCCGTTAGTTGCTCTTGCACTTGCACGAATATTAACATTTCGGCCGCCTTCAATATTAACATCTCTATCAGCACTTAAATTAATATCTGCATCGCTATGTATACTAATACTATCTGATCCGTAAATATCTATTTTACCATCACTGGTTAATTCTACCCATGCTGTGCCACGAGAATTACCAATATAAACAAAGTCTTCTGTGTTGTGCATTACAATTTGATGGCCTGTTCGTG